TATGTCAAGGCCGTGGATACCTGTGATTCATAAAGAGCCAGAGAAGGATGCTTATGGCTGGGACAATGATCTACCCAACTGGAAGACAATGTGATGCCTGACGTTTTGGAACTGGTCGCGTGGGTCGATAACTCTGAGGATGCAACGGTTGGCGCACGCCAACGGAGTGAACGTGATCGTGATTACTATGACGGCGAACAGCTTACGACGACGGAGCGTAATGAACTAAAGAAGCGAGGGCAGCCGCCGATCATCATCAACCGCATTCAGCGCAAGATCGACTTTCTGAAAGGTATTGAGAAGCAGACGCGGACAAATCCGAAGGCGTACCCACGAACGCCAGTGCATGAGGAGGACTCGGAGGCCTGCACTGACGCAATCCGCTACGTCTGTGACAACACCAACTTTGACCAGGTGCGGTCAGGCGTCTGGGAAAACCTGCTGGTTGAGGGCGCTGGTGGCTGTGAGGTTATCGGTGAAGTTGTCGGCAACCGTATCGAAATCAAGATACAACGCTACCGCTGGGATCGTTTGTTCTGGGACCCGCATTCAGTCGAGGCTGATTACTCAGATGCAAAGTACATCGGCACCATCATCTGGATGGATATGCAAGACGCTCTGGACCGATACGGCAAAGACGTTGAGGACATCCTTGAACACACCATTGGCGAGATCAGAACTGAAGAGACTTACGACGACAGGCCAAAGCATCACCTGTGGGCAGATCGCAAGCGCAAGCGTGTAAAGGTTGCACACATTCGCTTCCAGGAGGGAGGAGAGTGGCGCTGGGCCATCTTCACCAAGGGCGGAATTATTCAAGAGGGCGTGTCACCATACGTCGATGAAAATGGTGAACCAGAATGTGAACTAATCATCCAAAGTGCTTATTGTAACAGGGAGAATGAGCGTTACGGCGTTGTGCGCTCAATGATCTCGGCACAGGATGAAATCAACAAACGCCGATCTAAAATGCTGCATCTGGCAATCATGCGCCAGACTATGGGCGAGACAGGAGCCGTCCAGGACATCCGCCATATGAAGGCGGAAATGGCAAAGGCTGACGGTCATATCGAGGTATCGCCAGGAGCGCAGTTTCAAATCCTTGATACGAAAAACGCCTCTGACCTTGGAGCGCAAGCAAACCTGTTAGCGCACGCCACGCAAGAAATAGACCTGATGGGTCCAAATGCGGCGATGGAAGGGCGCGATACCCGCAACATCTCAGGCCGCGCCATTCTTGCTCAACAGCAAGGCGGCATGGTCGAACTGGCGACAATGCTGGATGCGCTGCGTGACTTTAATCTCAGGGTCTACCGCCAGGTCTGGAATCGCATACGTCAGTTCTGGACCGAGGAACGCTGGGTGCGGGTAACTGACAACGAGCGCAACATGAAGTTCGTGGCGTTCAACCAGATGGCGCGTGATCCAATGGGTAACCCAGTGATGGATATGTTCGGCCAGGGAATGATGGACCCGAATGCGATCCAGCCTGTTGATCTGGACGTAGACATCATTCTGGAAGAGGTGCCTGACACCATCACCATGCAGCAGGAGCAGTTCGATGCGCTTGTTGGATTGGCTAACGCGGGCGTTGTGTTCCCGCCAGAAGTTTACATCGAAGCGTCTGAGCTTCGTAACAAGAAACGCCTTATCGAAATCATCACGGGCGGTCCTGAGAATCCAGAGGCCCAGGCTGCGGCACAGCAACAAGCCCAGCAAGCCGCTGAATTGCAGAACGCCCTTATTGACAACACCGAAGCGGACACCCAGCGGAAGATCGCCCAGGCGGCTAAAGACGCTGCTGCGTCTGAGAAGCTGGAAGCCGAGACGGACCAGATCGAAGCTGAAAACGTCCTCTCAATCGTTCGCTGAAGAATCCCAACCACGCGGGTAAGGCGTGGTCTCGTCGCCGGAGTGCGGGCGTAATCGTGTCGCCAACGTTAAGGGCGCTTCGTTTTCACCACGATACGGTGAGGAGGTGATTGAATGAGTGACTTGGATTCCATTTTAAGCGGTCAGGAAGAGTTAGAGGCTGAACAGCAGCAAACGCTGGATCAACCTGTCGAGGAGCAACCGGAAGCTCTGGAGGCAGAACAGCAAGACCTTGATCAGGTCGAAGCTGAACAGTCTGGAGACGAACCTGAAGAACCGCAAACGGGCGAAGAAGAGGGTGAGCCGCCGTCATCCGATAAAGTGGAACAGACAGTACCACTCGCTGCACTTTTGGCGGAACGCGATAAGCACCGCCAGGAGCTTTATCAACTAGCGCAAGCACAGCCGCAGCAGCAAGTTCCTGTCGAGCAGCCGGATTGGGAAATCGATCCGACTTCTGCGGGACAGACGCTGGAGCAACGTGTTGAGCAACGACTGCTCAATGAGCGTGTGAACATGAGTGTGGAGATGGCCCGCACGGCACTGCCTGACTTCGATGAGGTCATGGGACGTGACGCGACGGGAAATCTTACGCGCTGGCAGGAATTGGGACAGCGTGAGCCGACTTTTCTTTTGCAGGCCATGCAGTCTCCAAATCCAGCCAAGTTTGCATATGACACGGTGAAACGGCTGGACGTGCTTGAACAGGTTGGTGATGACCCTGGCACTTATCGGGAAAAGCTGAAAGAGGAACTGCGTCAGGAACTCATGAGCGAGGTCCAGGCGAGAGAGCCAGAGCAGCAACCATCTCTACCGCAATCGTTGGCCGGAGCCAGGTCAGCAGGCAACCGCTCCAGCGGCCCTGCCTGGGCTGGACCCGCGCCTTTGGATGAACTTCTGAAGTGAGGAAATAACGAATGGCTGATACAGCTACACATTCAAACCTCACCGTTCAGCAGTGGGATGACGAGTTCTTTCGTGAATACGTCCGTGACAACCGCTTCAAGCGGTACATGGGCACAGGCGCGAACGCTGTCATCCAAATCAAGGAAGACCTCACGACCAAGCCTGGGAACTCGATTACGTTTCCAATGGTTACCAAGCTCACCAATTCAGCCGTCACAGGCAATACGCGCCTAGCGGGTAATGAAGAGGCGCTTGGTAATTATGGGCATCAGGTCAACGTGACCTTCCGGCGGAACGGTGTACTAGTTACAGCAGAAGAAGAGCAAAAGTCTCCCATTGGTCTCAGAAATGCGGCCCGTGAGATGCTGAAGCTCTGGGCGATGGAAGACACAAGAGACCTGGTGATCAGCGCTCTTGGTGCCATTGCGACTGCTGACGGCGGAAATACCGCTTACGCAAGTGCGTCAGAGTCCAATAAGGATTCGTGGCTCGCTAATAACTCAGACCGCGCTTTGTTTGGTGCGGCGACGGGTAATAACAGCGGGAACGATCACTCTGCGGCTTTGGCGAATATCGACAACACGGCTGACAAGCTGGATGCCGATATTGTGTCACTTGCGAAGCGTATAGCGAAAACGTCGAGCGCACCGACCATCACTCCGATTCGTACTACTGAAGACGAGGAATGGTTTGTGCTGTTCTGCAATTCGCTTGCTTTCCGCGATCTGAAAACCGACAGCACTATGCTGCAAGCCAACCGTGAAGCGTGGACGCGAGGACGCGATAATCCACTGTTCAGAGACGGCGATCTCATCTTTGACGGCGTAATCTGCCGCGAAGTGCCTGAGATCAGCGTTATCTCTGGCGTGGGTGCATCCAGCATCGACGTGGCACCCAACTACCTCTGCGGACAGCAGGCGGTGGGTGTCGCATACGCACAGCGGTGGAAGTCCTCAATCAAGAAAGAGGATGACTACGGCTTTGAGTATGGCGTTGGCATATNCAGNGAACTACGGCNNTGAAAAACTGCACTACAACACCAANCAAAACGGTGTNGTNACGGTTTACACCGCTGGCGTTGCTGACAGTTAGGAAGGAGATGAGCAATGGCTGCTGANACNNTNACAGCTACCCGTGCCGCNTCGACCTTCCCTGTCGCTGGGCATGGGTCTCACGGNAACCTCAAGGTTGCCACNGGNACCTATGAAATCGCCGCTGTGGTTGAAGACGGTGACATCTTTGAGATGTGCCGCCTTCCAGCCAACTCGGTTGTTGTCGGCGGAATGCTTTACGCGGATGACATTGACACTGGCACCGAGGCGCTAGACATGGATATCGGATGGGCTGCGAATGGCTCTGAATCCGCTGATCCAGACGGCTTCGGTAATCTCGGTGTCTGGACGGGTGACGTGACGACTGACGTAAAACCCGTTGCAGGCAATATGTGGGCGCTCCAGGGCGTACTGCTGACGGATGGACCGCAACTGTTCACCGCCGAGACCGTGATCCAGATCGAAGCAAACGCTGCTTCGGCTGGAGGCCATACGGGAACAGTTTCCGTGGTGGTCTACTACTTCATCGATGAGAACTTCACGACTTAATCGTTGAGGAGGTGATCAAAGGTTGAGGAGGGCTTCGGCCCTCCTCTTTTTTTGGAGACGCTATGGCAACGACAACCAAGGCCGTCCTGAGAAATCGTGTGCTGGAGGAGTTAGGCGTACTCGCTGCTGGCGAGACGGCCAATTCCAACGATGCTGATGTTGTGGACGCCCGCATTGAACTCATCAACGATCAGTATATTGAGAACGGCGTGTCACATTGGGCAACCAGCGCAATACCCGATTACGCAGTTGAACCGCTGATCACGATCACGGCGGCACGTTGCGCTCCTGCATTCGGTCTCAACGAGAATGTAATTACCAGACTGAAGACGGAGGCGGTTGGCGCTGACGTTTCGTTGCGTGGCGTTACATCGAAAAAGCGCGGCACTGAATCGGTGTATGTGCCGGAGGCGTTCTATTGAACCTGGTGCAAATACCGTTTGCGGTCCACAGCTATCAATCGCGGTCATTACCGCTATCGGCGCAACGGCTCGTCAATCTTTATCCAGAAAGCGCACCACAGGACGCTAAATCGCCTGTCGTGTTGCATGGCACGCCTGGGCTTAAAAGTTTCGCAGATACGGCTGTCGGGCCAGTTCGCGCCCTTCATGTGATGGACAGCGTTCTCTTTGCTGTCTCCTCGTCAACGCTTTACGAGATTTCGTCATCTGGCGGCATTACGTCACGCGGAACGGTGGCAGGCACGGGCCGCGTCAAGATGGTGGACAACGGCTCCACGCTGCTGATCCAGGTCGGCGTTAAGGCTTACACATGGAACGGCTCATCACTGGCGGAAGTGACGGACTCCGATCTGCCTGATGTGCAAGACATTGCGTGGATTGACAACTATTTCGTGGTGCTGCGCTCCGGCACAGCAGAATTTTACATTTCATCAAACGGGACGGCTTGGGATGCACTTGATTTTTCGACGGCTGAAGGAAATCCAGACGATGCTGTGGCGCTTGCCGTCGATCACCGTGAGCTTTGGGTGTTCGGTACTGAAACGACTGAAGTCTATATCAACGTGGGTGACGCAGACTTTCCGTTCCGCCGTATCAGCGGTGGCTTCATCGAGCGTGGCTGTGCGGATGAAGACTCTGTGGCGAAAATGGACAACACGATTTTCTGGCAAGGAGACGACCTAGCGTTCTACAGGGCTGACGGTTACACGCCACGGCGTATATCAACGCACGCTATGGAAGCGGCGATTGAAGGCTATGACGTTCAGTCACCTGTGAGGGCGTTCACTTACGCTCAAGAGGGTCATGCGTTTTACTGCGTGGTGTTCGAGGAAGGCACCTGGGTCTATGATGCCAACACTCAGATGTTACATGAAAGAACAAGCCTAAAGTCCGATCTTACCGAAATAAATCGATGGCGGGCCAATGATTACGCGAGGGCTTATGACAAGCATATCGTTGCGGATTATCTCTCAGGCCAGTTATTTGAACTGGACCTCGATACCTATGACGAAAACGGCAACACCATCATCAGGACGGCGACCAGCCCGCCGATCCACAACAACGGCAACCGTATCAACATGGCGCGGTTTGAACTCCAGGTGGAGAGCGGAGCGGGTTTAATCAGCGGGCAGGGCAGTGATCCGCAAGTCATGCTGGACTGGTCAGATGACGGCGGCAAGACGTTCAGCAACGAACACTGGACGGGTCTGGGTGCGATTGGTGATTACTTAAAACGCGCCATCTTCAGCCGTCTGGGACAGTTTCGCACACGCACGCTGCGGATACGCATCTCTGATCCGATTAAGGTAGCAATTACAGGAGCGGCAGCAGCGCTGACGCCGCATCAATCATGAGTGACCAGATTCCGGCGTATGAATCGCCAATCAATCAACGCACTGGGATGTTTTCGAGGGCGTGGTTCCGCTGGTTCACTGATCTCTACAACCGTTTGCGTGACACAGAGGTTTTGAGGGCTTTTGACTAATGGCACTGGTTCCCAAGCAGCTTGTTGCAGGCGGGCAAATAGCAGACAGCGCAGCCACGATTTACACGGCCAGCAACGGAGCGGCGATTATCAAGAAGGTCACGCTATCGAACACGACAGGCAGCAGTCGAACTGTAGACATGCACATTGTCGCTGCCGGAGGAAGTGCCGCTGCAACAAATCAAATTCTGGAGGCCTATGCGGTGGCGGCAAACACGACAGCATCACCTGATGTCATGATCAATCAAATTATTCCCAAGGGCGCAACCTTGCAAGCGGTAGCGAGTGCAGCAAGCGCAATCACAGTCATTATTAGCGGCGTGGAGAATCAATAATGCCCAGTTTC